GCCATGCAAGAGCTTTCCGGTCAGGTTTAGGTACTTGGGATCGTTCAGGTTGTATATATACATCATTTTCAGGCTGTTGTAAAGTATTATCGTATTGAGGACGATAATTTTGTACCTGAGTAAGTTTATACTGCGCCTCGTTCATACGTTGTTGCGCTTCTATAATCTTATCGGTATCGCCTGCGTCATATGCTTCACGGTAATCTCGTTTAGCTAATGCCAATTCTTGGTCCGCAGCTGCTTTATACGTTTGCATTAACGTTTGTTCACCAGAAGTTAGGTTTGATTTCAACCGTTTGTTTTCTTCTTGGATTGATTGAGCATAGCGAATAGCTTCTTCGCGCTCACGTGCAGCGGCTTCTTTATCTCGGCGCTCGTCGTGGTATACCTTACGTAACTGCGCCATACGTTCTTTAACGCGGTCTGAATAGTCTGTCAAGTCATCTTTTTCTATCTCTTCGACTATTTCTTTAGGTAGTGGCTTACGATCGCGGTCTTGCGGGGGTGTATCGTCAATAATATCGATTTCAACTTCGGTATTATCCTCTTCCAGGGTAATACTAACCTCTTCTTTAGTATCTACTGGGGAAACTTCCTTTTCATCAGGAAATTCAAATTCTTCGTCAAACTCTGCTTTAGCCATACTTATCTCCTATGCGCGACTATAACCACGTGGGTCTGCTACTACACCCTCGACGGTATCATCGTTGATTATGCGGAATTCTCTTCCGTGAATTTTGAAACGGGTACCTGCATATGCGCGGGTAAGGACAAAATCACCTTCTTTACACCATGCACCTGTAGGGAACTTCGCTTCTTCTTTGTAGCAAAGGTCGCCCATTTTAAGGACAAACAATACTACGGTGCCGTTCTCCTCAATACGTTTAGTATCAGATGCTTTAGCAAGCCCACTCTCGTAGGTGTCGCTGGCGTCGGGTACTGCACATAAGATTCGATAGCCTTTTGGTTCTGGTAGCTGTGAGGCTTTTTCTGCATCACCAAACTCTCGTGCGTCTGCCACCATTTCCGATAGGTCAATTGCTTGACCTAGGTTGACGTTAGTCATCAAAATTCTCCATTTTTTTTGCGAGGTCTTCTATTAAAGACTGCGCGGTAAGTAGACCTCGAACCATACCGACAGATTGTTGATAGGCACCGAAATCCTTGGCCGCACCGTCGCCAAGGGATTCGATAATTGCTTTGCGCCGTTCTTCGATTTGTGACATCAAATACTCTAGCGAATCATTCATTTTTATTCCTCTTTAGCAGGCTTAGCTGGTTTAGCTTGTTTAGACTGACGCTGTATATCGTGTTGCGCTTGAGTTTTAGCCATGTCTACACCAATCCGAACGCCTTCAGCTTGTTGCTGCTGTTCAAACTTAGCTGCTTCTTGCTCCATCTTAGCTTTTTCAGACATTGATTTAACACCAATTTGAGCACCCGCTTTACGCTCTTCAGACTGGATTCGCATGATGTCAACTTGAATTTTGGCTTTATCCACTTCAATATCAGCCTGTGTTTTTTGGGCTTTGATTTGAATTTCTTGTGCTTTAAGCTGCAATTCTTGTTGTTGCATTTGAATCATTGGGTCTTGAGCTTGTTGTTGAGCTTCTTGCTGTTGTTGCTCTGCTTGGTTTTTCTGTAGCAATTGTTGTGCAGCTTGGGCTACTAGGCGAGATAACTGTACTTCAACTGTCTCATCTAGTTTTTCATCTACCGGAGGTAAACTTGTACCTAACTGCTCTTCAATACCTTTACGATAAGCAAATGCAATATGCTCAGTAATATGTGCCGCAAATGCAGCTTGAACGGCTTGAGCTTTAGGGCTTTGGCCTATCATAGCGGCTATTTTTGGGTCTTCCATTGCTGCCATATGTACTTGTACGTGAGCTTCGTGGTCTTGATGCATGAACGCTTTCGCTGGTTTCCCGTTGATTAAGTTCATGTTCTCTGATACAGGGTCTCTTGGGTTCTCGTCATCTGCCGCTGGAATTAGCTTACCGATGTTCTTAACGCCCAATATCTCTAGCATCTGTTTATTCAACTCGACCATGTCGTATATATCTGGGTTGCCTTGTGCCATCTGCATAACAGCTTGGTACTGCACAACCTTTTGAGACATAGTGGCTGCGTTAGGGTCTGATACTGGAATTACTTCACAGCAGTCGTAGTCTGATTGTTTAGCACGTGCGCTGCCTTCTACTGGCTCGTAGCTATACTCTTCTGGCGTATAGTCACGGATGATGCCAGCGATTAGCTTGAACTCTTGCTTCATTGAGTAGTGAACGCGAGCTTGAACAGCTGACATTACCTTCAATGTACGCTCTAATATCGCTAGTGTGGTGCCTACAGGTGAGTTAGCAGACATATCTGATACTTGCATATCAGCAGCATTAGCGAACGCCTTAGCGTCCATAATGATTTTGTCCATCAAGCCAGCTAGTACTTGTGATGGCTCTTTGTATGGCAACGGCATGATGTTGTCACGGATAGCGCCTGAAGGTACGTCTACATCACGGAACTCTGCTGGAGCGATAGGGGTATCGTCGCCCTTGATACGTAGACCACGGGTCTTGAAGCCGCCTGGTAGGTTGCTTAGCGTACCAGCATCCACCAATTGACGTAGCAACATAGTACCTGACTTAGCTGATGCACCGATTAAGTGGATTAAACCGAACGCGTAGAAGCCAAAGCCTGGAATGTAGCTGTAGTGTACAAAGTGCTGACGTTTTTGTTTAGTCTTGTCGTCTGGGTTCCAGTTACGTCGGATAGCTAGGATGTCACCTGTGCTGCGTTCTAGTGTAACCACATACGGTAGGGCTATGCCTGTAGGCTCATCATCGTCATCCACATCTTCATAACCTGGAAGGTCTAGGTCAACGTGCATCTCCAACAGCTTGTAGCGGTCGTCCATGGTAGCATTGAAGCCCATCTTCTCCGCGATCTTCTTCTCAACTTCTTCAATCTCGTGTGATGGCTCACCTAAGTCAATGTCACGATAGAACCCAGCCACTTGTAAGCGACGTAGCTCATTCTCTGTCTTACGCATGACGTGTGTGACACGTGGGGCTGTTTGTAGGCTTGATGCACCGTAAGGAACTACTATGTCCTCTGCCGGTACGAATATAGATACTTGACGCTCTAGTGATGGGTCATAATATATCTTTTTAAAGGCGTTACCGCTTAATCCTAGGCCCCACAGCATGCGTTCGTGCTCAGGGCGGTACTCTGGCATTGCCTCGGTTAATTGGTAGTTCATATCGTCGCGTACGCGCTCTGACGCTTCTTCTTTGTCAGGGGTTTGCTTACCGATAATCTGTGTTTTTACTGGACCCGCTGCTGGGAACGTCTCCATCATCGTTTCTGCTTGAAACTTAACTAGCGCTTCTGATAGAATTGGGTGGTAGACACTACATGCACCTGGCCACGGCTCGGTACGGTCTTCTATTTTCATTCCCAATAGCTCGATGCCGTCAACGTAGGTATTTAGCCAGTCTTTACGTGAATCAACGTCAGTCATATAGTCACCAAGCAAGTCGCCTGATAGCTGCGTTAAGTCACCTTCGTTCATTTCTTCTGCTAAGTTGGCATTGAACTCATCGTCGTACTCGCTTTCAGGTTCAATTTCAATGGTCATGCCATCGATGCCAATCTCTACGCTTTCTGGGTCTTCTATTTCAATCTCAATGTCTGGCTCTGGCAGAGCAGCTGCCAAATCTTCTAACCCCTGGGGGGCTGTGTAGAGCCCTTTGTCTATATTGCCTGCCATAATTTATCCTTTATATTGCATATAATCTTTTTTGGTTGTAACTTCTGAACTCTCTTATTTCGTCTTCCTCGTCATTAGGCAGTCTAATAAACCCACCTTGACGGAACCTCATCAATGCCATTGTTGTTGAGTCGACTAAGTCATCGTTCGCGCCACTAGGGAAGTCATTACATTCTTCCATAACCTCTCTAGCCCAACGTTTGTCTGGAGCCCATACAATGCCACTTCTAAATAGATCGGATACAGAATTCACGCGAGCAATCTTATCTTGCCCTTTACCCGGCGTAAATTCGCCAACGGGAATGCCCATCCTGCGCAATTCTTGATACAGTGCGGCCCCGTTAGATTTCTTCTCTACTATAAATGCATCTGGCTCCCAGTCTTTGTACTCGCGTAACGCAAGTTCTTTAAGTTCAGGGAACTCCAAACGTTCTTTAATACTATTTAATAGTATTATATTGTAATTATTCGTTTCTTCGTTAAAAAACACACCCCACACTGTCAAGGCGTTATAGTCGGCACGGTTATTCTTCTCTTGTGCCGCATCCAGGCTCATTATGGTAAACTCGCACTCTGGCGGTCTATCCTTCTCCCATATCTGCCACCACTCGCGCTTTATAAGCGCACCCTCTTCTGACGTAGGGTTCTGCAGGTACTGAGCGTTCCAATACCTCACGTCTAGCGCGGCTTTCTTCGCCCTGAGCTCTTCTAGCGGCCAAAACTCTGGCCATAATGACTTTTCATTACCGTCTTTATCTTCTATAATAGCAGGAAATTCTACAACTTCCCATTCATCTACGCCTTCTTGCTTCACCATCTGGTTGATAATCTCACCCGTCAAGTCAAGCTTGGACCAACGCGTCATCACAACGATAATCGCACCGCCCGGCATAAGTCGTTGTATAGGGCCAGACTGGAACCACTCCCAAGCAGGCTTAAACACATCCGCTCTTCCCAACTTCGCATCTTGTTCTGAGTGAGGATCATCAATAATAAACAAATCGGCACCTCGACCAGCCAG